GAACTACTAGAACTACTAGAATTATGAATAGTAATATTAATTTGTTTTTTCTTCTTTTTATCTTCTTCTTCTTTTTCTTTCTTTGTTTTCAGCTTTGCTAGTCCGTCTCTAAGAGACGTTGACTTTTTTTTCTTTTTTAATCCTTTAATACCTTTAGCAAAACCGTGATCATGTTCATTATAATGAGCTACACCAGCTTCTTCTTTGAATTTTGCTAGTTGATGATGTGTTAATGGTAGTTCTATACCTTTCTTTTTTAAAAATGTATTAACTAATCCACTATATACAACAGGAACTATAACTTCGTGAGTATGAGCAGTTATAGGAACAGGTTTAGAATCTTTTAATTTTCTCAAATCATTTTTATTAGGATGATAATGCATATACTAATAACAATGATTATTTTTTTTTTCTAGATGCTATCATTTTTTCGAACGCTTTCTTTTGAGCTTCTGATCTAGGTTTTTTAGATTTTACTTTTTTAACATCTTTTGAACCTATAGCTTTTGATTCTTTTGCTTCCGTTTTTTCTTTTTTAGCATCTTCTACATGTTCTTGAATTTTTTCAACACTTAAACCATGTTTCTTAGCAATTTCAGGATACTTTTTTACTAGACTTTCTAATTGCCCTACAGTTGAAATTGTTTTAGTTTTAACACCATCAGGAACATGGCTAGTACTACCAACATCACCACCAATAGCAAATCTAGAATTAATCGCCGACGCTAATGGTCCACCTATAATAGGAACCATCGCACCAACGGTAGAAATACCACCTTTAAGGATACCTTTGCCGACATCTTTGACGAATGAAGAAACACCACCCATATATATTATCATAAGATTTTAATTATTTTTTATTTTCGCTATTACAGACTAATGCTTTCATTAATGAAAAAAGACAGTTAGGTTTTTGTATTTCACTTTGTAATAATAAACCATTAAATATATTAGAATTCACTTGTTTCTTTGGTAATTCTGAACGTTCTACATCAAAACTAATACCATTATCGCCTTGAAATTCATATTTATATAGAATCAAATGAAACATTTGAATATTTGGCGTAATTATTTTTTGAAAATATGTTCTATCATTTGCTTCTCGTAAATCTAATAGAAAATAAGAAAAGTCAATAGTTGATAAATCTATATTATTACATATATCATGATCATATGATATAGTTCTACCATAATATTGTAATAATTGCAATTCTTCACTAGGTAAATCCTTAGATAAACAAATAACAAATTTTTTAACTAATCCAGGATCATAATTAACTAATGGAGGAGCTTGAACAGGTTGTAATAACCCGCCTAAACTTTGAATAACAGCGGGAAGATTTATAGACATTATACTCTAAGAAGATATTTTATTTGTCAATGAATTTAATGCAGTTATTGCTTGAGATAAAGACAAATGTAAACTTGCTATATCTTGTTGCATAGTTGCTATTGTTTTTTGTTGTTCTTGAACCGCACCGCACAGATGGACAATATAATCATTATAAGATAGACTAAAACGTTCTTCATTACTATCTTTATCTATCCACGTATCTAGACAATGCGGATTATGTTGTTCTACTTCTTGAGCGATAAATCCTACTAATGGTTTATTTAAAATAGCATCATCAATAACACCGTGATCAGTAGGCGAAAAAATACGTTGATAAGTGCAACATCTAGCGTTTAATACTCGTTCTAATGAGCGTGATGTTTTTAATGATTTAATATTTTTCTTTACACGCACATCACTAGCAGGAGACCAACCGCTAGATGTTAAACCACACGAGTAAGTTCCACTTAGATACATTGAAACACTCCCGCCAGTGATCGTTAACGCGTTCCATGAAACGAACGGCGATAAAGCGACAATTCCACAATTTGTTCCACCCCATAGACCTAAACCAGCTACATTAGCAACCGTAGATGCACTATTTGTTAATACGTGATAATTACCTTGAGACCAATTTCCACTAGAGAATAAACTCGTTCCAAATAGAGTATTTGTATTATTGATATTCGTACAATAACCATAAGCACCAATTCCATTTCCTAAATTCATATTAATATTAGACGTTCCTACAATACTACCGCCCGTAATAATACCTGAAGAATTTCCTAATGTTAATTGTTTTCCTAGAGTTAAATCAGTTGATAAACAATTAATTAAACCAGAACCAGGTGCAATGCTGATTAATGTATTTGTTGAATTAGTTGCTAGAGCAGTATCCATTACCCACATTTGACGATTACCTACACGATTTACGCCAATCGTTAAACCTATACCATCCGTAGAACTATAAGTAGTAGGTTGATAAAATTCGTTCCCAGTCATAGTAATAGCCCATATACCGCCACTAGTATAATTTGATGTATGTATAAATCCTTTAGCCGTAGTCGTTCCTATTGAAATTGTTCCAGATGGTATACTAACATTTGTCCCTACAATACTCATATTAGAAGACGCACCACTATCAGTAGAAAAACGAATACTATTAGGCGTTCTAAAAATCATATCACCAGCTAAACAGCCCATAATGTAAGCATTATTTGTAGAAGGATAAGCGATAAAATTACCGCTACCCATTAATATACAGGGGTTATTAGTAGAACGTTGAAAAGCTAACTGATCATTACCACCCGATACTGATAAAGCTAGTAATACATTCCCAGCTATATACCAATTATGAGAGTTAGAATTAGCATAATAAGAATAAGTACCACCTATTTGATATGTGAAAGCCGTCGGTACGTTATGGATTGTTAAACTTCCACTTGTTGCTAATGATTCTATAGCTACCCCATTTATATACCATTGATGAATAGCACTAGTTGGTACAGAATACCATAATTCTCCCCCATTAATACCTAATGAATAAGGATAATTTGAACTAGATCCTTGAAATAAAATTAATTTATCCGCACTACCACCAGATACACCCACTACAGGATGTCCTACAGTTGTAGATGAACTATAAATATTATAACCACTAATTAATTGATTATTAAATGTATTGCTAGCACCAGTCCATACATTTGGTCCATTTAATAAACCAACATTTGATAAAGTTGTATTAATAGTATTAAATTGTGTTTGAATATTACTAGTTGTTCCTAACAAATAATTGAATACAGTAGGGCTAATATTATTTATAAAATCCGTAAAATTTAATGTTCCTAAGTATAAAATATTAGCAGTTCCGTTTAATGACATACCATTACTTCCTAATGTCATATAACTATTTCCACTTATTCTATAATCGTAATAATTCCCACTAGGTATATTAAAACTCATAGCCGTAGACGTTTGAATAATCGTTAGAATAGTTGTACTTGATTGTTGTAATACAAACCCCGATGTTGTCGCTATTGTATTCGTAAAAATTTTAGTAGCAGTTAAACCAGTAGAATCTATAATAATATTATTTGTTCCATTTATATAAAATTTAATACTAGTCCCAGCACCACTAGCATATAAATTTAAATTATTACTAGTAGTTGACGCTAATGTATTGCAATTAATTTGATTCGCATATGTTTGATTATTAAACGTATTGCTTGCACCAGTCCATACATTTGTTCCATTTAATAAACCAACATTTGATAAAGTTGTATTAATAGTATTAAATTGCGTTTGAATATTTGACGTAGTTCCTAATAGATAATTATATACAGTAGGGCTAATTCCATTTAAACCACCCGTAAACGTAGTACCACTAGGTCCTATAGTTAATGTATATTGAACGCTAGAATTTCCACCCATTAAATTTAATGTTCCCCATTGAGTAAGATTATAATTATGACAACCAACAGTAGCACCATACCCAGATAAATATCCTATAACAACACGATCAGGCGTACTAGTTGAACTAGTACTAGTATGACTACTAGCAATCCACCCACCACTTTGATTATTTTGTATAGCACATTGTATAGTTTGTCCGTTTGATAAATTTCCACCTATTGATGTTAATCCTACAACATTAAAATTATTTGTATTTGTAAATATATTAGATCCATTTAATCTAGGTACATTGGTTAAAGTTGTGTTAATCGTTGCAAACTGACTTTGAATAGAACTAGTCGCATCTAAATAAGAAAAAGTAATAGGCGTTATAGAATTAAGCGTTCCGGTAAATAATAAATAAGCCGTACTTAATGTATTTACATTTTGTACATTTTGATAATTTAAATCTACCAATGTTGTAGCCCCTATATAAGGTACATATGAAGAAGGATTTATAGGTATCCCATTGTCATAGATAGACGTAGCATAAATAGCAGTTAATCCGTCTATTGTATTTACATTTAATGAATTAGTTTGCAGTCCATTCGTACTAGCCATTTAATATATGGTATATATTAAATGGAAATTATTAAGAGTTATAGTTTATTTTTGAACACACGAGAGGCGAATATAGGTAATAGTAATAATTGCACATTTATATTAACCCCAGCTATTACTCTTTCTAATATTAATAATCGTTTTATTATTTCTACACCTATGATAGAGTTACCCTATTCATTTAGTCAAGTTAATTTAACAAATAATAATTTACCTTATGGTTATGTAGATTCTTTAGGTAATTCTTATAATTCTACTTCTATGAATATTCCTATAGGAAATTATAATATTAATCAACTCGTTACACAATTCACAACATCATTAATAACAGATATCTATTATCACGTTCCTAGTTCAACATTAGCATTAAATAATTTTCTTATTTCTTATTCTAGTTCATCGGGTCAATGTACGTTTTACATGTCTGCATCATTTACAATTACAATAACATTAAATTTTTCTTTATCTTATGTTCTCGGTATTATGTTAGGATTTCCACAACTAAATCAAATATTTGGTACAGCCGTAAAATTAACATCCGCTAATAAGGTCATGGTTAATCCTATTACTAGTGTATATGTACGTAGCGATAGTTTAAAATTTCAAAATAATTATGAGTCTATCGTCCAAACTTATCAAAATAGTGATGTGATCGCAAAAATACCTATTACCAATTTACCTAATTCTATTATATACTATAGAAATGATGTTAAAAGTATGATTTCTAATAAAGAAATACCTAATTTAAATTTATATGTTAGTGATAATCTTAGCACATCCTACACCTTAGATTTACAAGGAGTTAATTATGGTATCTATATCCAAATAGATGAAGTTATATTAAAACCAACTAACGCCTATCAGGATAAAATTAATGTTCCTACTATAGCACAACCTACAGCATTATTATCTCAACGTGATGATTTACTACGTGAAATTATTGATAAAAAAATAAAATTAGAAAAAGAAATAGACGATATGAAACAACAAAATCAAGATTCTATAAAAATACAACCTATAGATAATGCCTTACCTATTACGAAAATACAAGAAGGGGTACAAAGTCCAGAATCAACTAACCAACAAAACATACAGCAATCACCTAATGACGAAACAAAAAGCACTATCCCAATTGAAGATACTAGAAACACACAAAGAGACACACAAAGAGAGAAAATTATATAAGGTTAAATAAAGATGTCTATCATTAAAAATAAATTATCTAACGCTTTTAAATCATTTGATAAAGATGATGTGAGTAAAGAAGACCCGATATTAAAAAATACGAAAGGCTCGATTATGATTCTTTCAGGAAAAAAACGAACAGGTAAAACTAGTTTATGGTTATCTTTATTAGGATCTTCTAATTTGTTTAAAGGATATTTTGGAAATATCTTTTTAATCTCACCTAGTAAAGAAGATAAAACTAAAGAATTAAGAGATGAACTAGACAAAGAAGATAAATATTATAGCGAACTTAATGAGCCAAATGTTAAATCTATTCTAGACTTTATTAAAATGGAGTTAAATCAACAAAAGAAAAAAGAAGAAAAATTAGGTAAAAAATTACCTATAATATATAATTTATTAATCTTAGATGATGTAGTTAGTGATTTACCTAGATCATTTAAAAAAAATATTATTACTAATTTATTTTTTAATCATAGACATTATAATTTATCTATTATTGTTATAACACAATCTTATAAATCTATAGCACCTAATATTAGAAAACAAGCAGATTTATTATATATTTTTCCTATGGGTAATTTAAAAGAAAGAGAGGCTTTAATGGATGATTGGAGCATACCAGACGATATTTTTGATATTGCTTTTCAAGATGAACATGAACATCCTTTTTTAACAGTCAATCTAGTAGGTACTAAACCTACATTTTTTAGAAAATTTGATAAAATTAATTTCTAATGTTAAATAAATGACTATTATACAGTTATATATTACATACGATGATATTATTACAGCAGGAGTAACTACTAACGGCACCACAATCCAAGCAGTAGGGGCAGGAGACGCTAGTTATTCTATTAAACCTAGATTATTAAGACAAGTTAATTTATACGCAGGTAAATATAAAGTTAAAGTAGATGGGTTTCATATTAGTGCAGGATTAGTCAATGTTACTAGTTATGTTGATAATCCGCAGGTAATTACTATAGGTTCTAGTCGTTTTGAATTTCCTTATGGAGGTTCTAAAACATTAAACTTTTCTACCATTGTTTATAATTGCATGGCAGATTTATCAGGTAAGCGTGAATTCTATATGAATTCTATAGGCGGTTTATTAGATATTGAACTATCTATTCAACAATTTGGTCAGAATATTAATGCTACAGTTGCTGCAGGAGCAGTAGTACCGCCGTATAATATTGATAAAACAGCATCATGGCTATCTAGCGGTTTCGCTTATTTAATTCTTACCTTAGAAATTATACCTATGGACGTGCAGGCACAATTTGGTAATGTTAAACAAATTAAATAATTATTAATATTTTTTAAAAATAATATTAAGAATTCTATCGTTTTACCT